CTCTTTTAAACTTATTCTTCTGTAATCTTCTAAGTCAATTACGTAAATATTGTATGGTTTTTCTCTTTCAATTATATAATTATTAGGATGATAATCTTGAAAAGAATATTCAGAATCTGGTTTATTGACTCTATCAACTACATATTTTTTGATTAATAATTGTTCATGAAGATTAACATATCTTCCTTTTACAAATCTAGAAACTATTCGTATAGTTGTTTTATTTAGTTTTTCGAAAGTAAATTCTGGTATTTTAATTTTTCCGAAGTCTTCTTTTTGTAGTCGTTTTAGTCTTTCCATTTTTTCATCTACAGCATTCCATGGACCGAAGATATTATTTTTAAACTTTTCTTCTTCTACGTATGATATGTCTTTCACTAAAGTAAATGAAACACTTCTTAATCCTTCTCTATTAACATACATTAACTTAATAAACCCCACACTACAGCATTAATTATCAATGTTCCGCCGATCATTATAGCAATCATCAAAAATAAAATCTGTCCTTCAGTAAACATATCTATATTATACCAAATTTTTCATCAGTTGTACACTGTTTTTTTTAGTATTTCGAATGTATCTTTCCAACTTGTTACCTCTTGCCATTGTGATTCTTTTCCAAGCATGATCCTTAATGGATAATCATTTCCACCTCTTTGCATTTTATCACCAAAGAAATATATAGGTTCTTTTATATATTTCACAATCTGTCCTTTATCAGAACCTCTTTCGATTATATCAAGTCCTGTTTCACCTGCTACTTGAGCAACTAATTTTTTATGAAAGAATTTATCATTAAACTCATCTGCTATTAGTTGGCGTTCGTTGGTGTCATTATCATATCTGACATACATTTTTCTTTCGCCCATAGTGCAGTTTCTACCTATGATACTAAAATTGACTAATCCAATTCTTTCTTCTATGTGATTCCCAGATCTAAAAGGAAAATCGCTCGCTTGTAACTTCTGGCCAAGCCATTCAAAAACTTCATCATCTATACTCCAATCAGATTTAATTATCTCTTGCCCTTTTGACCATACATTATTTCCAGAACAATTATATACGGCGTTGACAGCTTCTGTTACTTCGGCTCCAACCTGTTCAACAGTTTTGAGATGATCACTTCCAGTAACTAAGTAGACTTCATTTTGTTTAGAAAACTCAATAAAGAAGTCTTTAAACGTTTCATCCATTTTTCCTCGGCTTGGTGTCAAAGTGCCGTCTACATCAAAAACATAGTTATATGTCATTAATCATATCCTTTTTCAGCGACTTTGTCATCATCATCTTCATCAGTAACTTCTGGTTTTTGTTCTTCTTCTTTTTCTTTATTCATGCAAAAAATGCCTCCAGTGTTGCCCTTTCTTCAGGTTCCCAACCAACAGCATCAAGTATTGGTGTGATTGCGTCAAGGAATGTTTTTTGAAATTGTACATCTTTATTAACATATTTATGAAGCTGTAATTCTACAGGCAAGTAGTCTTTAAACGATATAACATTTTCTTTAATTGGATTTGGCATTTTAAGATAAGCAAACTTTATCTTTTCACCGTTTCCAATAAGAGCATACTTCTTATCAAGATTTCCTTGTTCAACATAGTGATTATGAAGTATTGCACCACGCACATGAATTGGAGTACCTTTTTTATACACATCATGCCGTGATTTCCATTTATTAATATCATTGACACTTCTCGGAAATGCTACCTCTTCAGGAGGTAAGTTCATAAAGTGATTCTTAAACTGTGCGATAGCAGTTTGTGTTTCTGTTTCTGAACCTTTCATTATAACTTTAAATATTTCTTTTAATGCTTTTCTACATTCTGATGGAGTGCTTGACTTAATTGCTTCAATACCCATAATCTTAAGTTTTGGTTGAGCATACCTTACACCTTCATTATCGTGTACGTTAAGTATATATCGTTTTTTTGCAGTCCATATTCCAACATCAGCAATTGCTTCTCTACCCATTTCCATACGATTATCATAGCAATTAAAAAGCTTGTGGAGCTTTGCATATGATTTTGCAATAGCTGGTTCAAAGTAATCTTTGCATATTGTTTGAATATAATCCACTGGATTTTCAGGTTTAAACTTTTCTACCATAGGTCCAAAGTTAACATAAAGCGAATCAGTATCAATTGCAACTACATAGTCCTCATCAGTTTTAAGTATCTTATTAAGTTCTTTATTGACATCTCTTTCTGCCCATCGGATACAGGTTTGACCAGTAAGTGTAATAGCTTCTGCCATACGTAAATCAAAATAACGATAGTACTTATTACCCATGGCACCATATAAACTATTCATCATAATTTTAATTGCAAGTTGTTTGTTTTCAAGAGTAGCAATTTGCTTTTCAAGTTTATACACACCTTGTTTATCAGACTTATCAATTTTTTCAATAATCTGTTTTGCTTTTAGCATTTCTTGTTTGATTTCGCTGCGTTCAGCATAAAGATCAACAATAAGACTAGGAATAATACCTCTACGTTTATTACTAAAATGCACACCATTGCCGGCAAGTGAGTAATCTGTAGGTGTAGTTACACCTTGTTCAAGTATTCTATCCGGATGAATGTTTGGTGTAATTTCATCGAGAATAGTTTCGGGTGACATGTTCCATTGCACAATAATATTCGGATAAAGCGAATTAAGATCAAATGATGCAATCCATTTGTGCATGCCTACTTGAACATCTTTAACATAACCACCTGCAAAACCTGATGATTTACGTTCTACTTCATCACCACTCATTTTTTCGGTTGTTTTTGTATCTTGTTTTTTATGATAATCTTGGTTTGGTTCAAAATATGGATCACCTTCAATCTGATCGACTGGTGGTACAACCATTACGCTGGATGTCATAAGCTTCCGATAAATGATAGTATCCCACATTGATGTGGTACCAAATGTGTCCGTATAGTTTACACCTGCTTTGTATGCTATGGTCATAACCAATGTGATAAGACCCATCTTATCTTCAATACGATCAACCAATTCAACATCACGGATATTGTAGTCAATAAACTTTTGATGATCATTTAAATATAACGTATGAAGATTGCTGTGTTCTTCATATGAAAGTTTCTTTTCGCCAAGAACCACGTTGGCGATATTGTTGAGTGAATATGATTCTTGTGGACCATAACTGTATCCAAACTTTTTAAACATATCCATATAATCCAAACCAACAAGGCCGTAAACCTCATAAGCTTTTTGTTTCATTCCTTTAAATGGAATAAATCTTTCATTAATTATTTTCCAAGGCGAAAGTAACTTTTCTTGACCAGATCCCATAACATTTGAAATACGATGTACAAGATATGGAATATCAAAAAACCTGCTATTCCAACCTGTTACAACATCAGGCATGTTTCTATTCCAAAAGACTAGAAAATTGCTAAGTAGTTCTATTTCATTTGCACACTTCTTATACACAACTCTGTTTTCTTGCATATAACCTTTGGACACATCATAATCACCAAGACCCCACACATAATATGTGTTATCAATATTGTTTTTGGTTGTGATTGAAATAACCGGATGAGCTGCTTGATCCGGATGTGGGAAACCATCATCAGATGCAACCTCAATATCAATTGTAGTTACATTGACTTTGTCTCTATCAAATTCTATTTCGTTTGGAAACTTTTCGGTAAGGAACTGATTAACATAATTAGTATTACCATATAGCTTTGAACCACCAGGAAGAGCTTGAAGTTGTATATGTTCTTTTGCAGTACGCATATCTGTAAAAGACTTTGGCTGCAAAAACTTACCATCAAGACTTACGATACCAGTTTTTCTATTGGCAAGTTCGTAAAGCGTTGGTTCAAAGGGGATTTTGTATTGTACTGGTTTGCCGTTATCATATCCACGATAAAGTAGATTATTGCCAAACCGATTAACGCACGTATAAAAATTCAATTCATAAACTCCATAATAAAGATATATTATACCACATTTTGCTGGGAAAGTAAACAAAAAAATGCCGACTTACGCCGGCACTTTTGTTTAAAGATAGATACCTTTTCTCATAAGAGCGCGTTGTTTACGCTCAAGATCTGCAAGGTCTGTAGCATTAGCAAGAATTTGCTCATGTATGCTAGGATTATTGAATAGCCATTTAAAAAATTTACTTAACATTCCATTCATCCTTTAGTCTTTGAAGAGTCTTTTGATTGAGTTCATGCAAAAGATAACCTTCGCTGTAACCTTTCTTATACTCTCCAGTTTTCATGAGTTCCCTAACGATATAAGTATTAGCTTGTGTTTGACGAGCTAAGATTATACCTAGTGCTATAGACTTTAAGGTATTTTTTAAGCCACTCCAGAGAAGTTCAATTATTCTCTGTGAGTAACTCAGACTTAGAGTTATTGCTGTCATTTGTTTCCTCGTTTTTACCAATGTTGATTTTACGAGGACGCTTCTCTTCAGGTAGAATTACTTCAATATTGACAGTAAGTATTCCATCCGTCATATCAGCTCCAGTGACATCCGCGTACTCAGATAGCCTGAACGATTTCATAAACTTTCGACCTGAGATGCCTTTGTGTACATAGGCGTCTTGATTTCTACGAGGACCTCGCTCACCTTTAATTGTCAAGACATGATCTTTGACTTGAATGTCAATATCATCCTTTCCAAAACCAGCGATTGCCAGTTCAATATCATACTTTCCATCCTCATGTTTAATTACATTATGAGGTGGATACGAATCGTTTGCGTGATTTGTGATTTTTTCGAGTTCATCGAAGATGTGATCGAAACCTAAAAAAGCGTTCCTTGGGAACATAAAAGTACCAGTCATTTTTTCCTCCTATAACTAGCAAGGGTTAATTTTGAGCCCGGACCATCCGGCACTCATTTTTATTTATACAAACTTACTTCTTAGTTTTACGTTTGTTTCTACTTTTTCTTTGTCTTGACCCAATTTTTCTACGACCTTTTGGTGGTCTATTTTTTCTGGGCCATGGCATTAAACTTTACCGTTACCTATATTATACTTCGGTGAAAGATTCCATTGATCTTTATCTTTAAAAGATATAATTTTAATCTGTCTTAGTGGTGCTTTATCTTCCGCTTGTTTTTCATCAATAAAAGATATAAGACCCCAATCAGATAGTAATGTTGCAACTGTATTACGTCTTTGAACATCATTTACTGTAAGGTTAGAAGGTTTACCGTCTAACAAAAAGAGTTCTTTAAAATGCGTAATAAAGTAACGACCTTGTTTGTGAAGTATATGGCATGATTGGTAGAGTGTATTGTCTTTACGTGATGCTACACCAATTCTTGTTAATGTTTCTCTTACTTTTAAGAAATCATCTGGTGTGTTTAGTGATACTTCCAGCATCATAGCCGGAGTCCACTCACAACTCTCATTATTTTCTTGTTCCACCTTTATACACCTTTGCTTTTAACTGTTCAATATTATCATCATTTAGTATTGTCAAAGCTTGGCGTGCTTTTTCATTGCTATAACCATAATACTCTTTGACAACCTTAATGTTATCTTCTTCTTTAGCTTTCATCCATTTGCTAAATCTTTTCTTTTTCCTTATAGTATTTATAAAAAAATCGAATTGAAGACGATTATCAACATGAGCTCGTTTGTTCATCTCATTGGCAAGTAGCACAGTGTCGTAAAAATAGGATAGGCCACGGTTAACCATAAAAGCGTTGTATTGCTTTTCTGATATATCGTCAACCATAACATCCTGTTTCGTGTAGTTAATTGCATTTAAATATTCAAACGGATTCATTTTAAAATATTTATAGTAGCCGCAACAATACTTTCAAATATTG